TTTCTTGTTCTTCGTTGTAACCACCAGAGTCAGAGTCTGAAGTAAAATCATCGTACTCATCTTCTCGCTCTTCCTCAATGCGCCGATCGTAGTCGTCCTCCTCAAAATCAGGAAACGAATCGTGCTCGTCGTAACTCCCGCTATAATCGGAGGCGCCTTCCGTCGTATCAAAGAGTTGGAACAACGTACTTGCAGCCTTCGGCATAATGGGAAAGTTAAAATACTTCCGAAACACATGCATGATCGCCTTTGAAGTCATGCCGAGGTTGTAAGCCACGCCATCACCGCCAGCGAGATGCATGCCAACCAGCTTTGGAATCCCATTCACCAAAGTGATGATAGGAGAACCTGAGAACGTCTCGGCAGTATTACAAGTATGTTTGAATACTCCCATAGTCGTTTCCAAGCTCTTGTCCTGAATAACTGAGCCGGTTGAAACGAGAAGTTTCGACGCTGGATGTCCGAAAACCTCCAAAGGACCATCCGAATGCTGAGCAAAATCCTTAAGAGCCAAGGTACGCGCGCCAACAGCAGCCCAAACTCCTTGAGGAAGTTCGAGGGCGACAATGTCGAGCCATCGATTTGAAAAGACCTTCACCTCAGGACGAGGCACAAGTTTCTTTACTTCCGTCAGGCGGGCTTGACCAGCACGGGAACCCCGGATTAGAGTAATGGAATTCGCACTAAATCCGGCCTTGCCAGGTTTGCAGAACACGTGTCGTGCAGTAACCAAGTAATTGTGCACGCGGTACCCAATTGCGATTACCCTGGACGTCCCATCCGAGTAGGTCAAAGCTATCTCCACAGCATATGGAGGTAGAGACAAACACGGTCGGGGCGGGGGGGAAGAAAACACTACGGATTCGTCGAAATCTTCTTTAGTAGTGGGTACCATCTCGTAGTGAATCTTCTCCCCTGAACCGTCAATCAAAGGCACTCCAGCAGGCCAAGAAAAAGTCTTTGGTACCAATTTGTAGCAAGTCTCTCCAATGGCAGCCTGGTAACGCATTCCTCCCATAGGGCCTTGGTGAAAGCCAATGGAAGGAGGTGCGAGCTTAATCTGCACAATGTGAGTGTTTGGCATGACAAATGATAATAAATACCTTATCGGCCGCGTAAAG